CTGTTTCTGGTTTTTCTTCTGGTTTAGATTTTTCAGAAACCTTTGGTTCTACAATAGTTCCCTCCTGAGAAGCAGTAGAAGTTTCTTCTTCAGAAGATGAAACATTTTTATTTTCCTTATTCAAATCAGAATCCTCCTTTTCATTATCATTTTGTGAATTTTGTAAATCTGAAATATCTATATCTGAAATATCAGCTTGTAAAGCAGAAGATAGTTTATCGTCTGAATCATCAAATTCTGCATAACTAATTGCCCCTGCACCCAAAACGGCAGGTATTTTTGATCTTCCTAAAATGCAATTGCCAATAAATTCAAATACTTTATAAATTTTGTTGTCGCCCTTTTTTTCTATTTGTGAAGCAGTTAATTCCCATGAACTGCTAATTTTTCCTTCTTCCCATAGTTCATCGAATACTTTGAAATACTCTGGAAAACGAGATGTCCATAATTTTGTTTTAATTAAAATACATTCTGGAGTTCCTTCGTATCCATCAACTTCCATTTCTTCAACCCATGCATCGGTTACGCTACCGATTGCAATAGTGTTAAAACGGTTAGTCTTTTTTCCATTTTTATCTTTTTCAATAGTTAGTTCATGACCACCGAAATCCACCGCTTTACCAAAAATATTTTTTTTGAGTTTTGCTACAATTGGATAACCAATAATTGTGTCATAATACTTTTTACCTGCATCTGATGGAATAATTCTTCCATATCCATCAGGTTCATCTAACACACTTATTAAAAAGACAGCTTCTTTATAATTGGTATAAGAAGCGATTGATATAGGACGACTTTCTAAGACAATGTTTTCATTATCCATGTTGTCACCTCAAAATAGACATAATAAAAAAGACTATAAGTAATTCACTCATAGCCTTAACTTACTTTTGATTGTTGATAATTTTTATCGTATGCTTGTTTAGTATCATTGTTACTTCCTTTTGGTCTACCACCTAGATTTTCTTCCTCTGTTTTATCTTCTTGGACATCTTGATTACCTGATGAATTATATGAAGTCGGATGAGGTATAAATATTTCATTTATGCCATTTTTATCTTCCTCAATTCGTCTAATTCTTTCATCTTCAAAATTCCTATCCAAAACTTCATATGCTGTCTGGTATGAACAATTCAACTTCGAGTATAAAAATTCAGCAAGATCCTTTTTCATTTCAAACTCCATTAATTCAGCATCTAAAATATGTGGAGTAGGGCAGTACTCGATAGGTATTCCTTCTTCTGTTAAAACAATTTCATACCAACGTTGCAAAATAATTTCTTGTCTTTCTGCAATTTTATTGATTGTTTTCATTAACTGTTTAATGGATACATTTGCAGTACTGACAGTTTGTTGACCATCAGTATTTAAAAAAGAGATACCTAAAGCTGATGTAACTCTTGAACGATACTGTTTAATTGTACTTTCATTTGTTAATTCAACCGATGGTTCTACATATTTAACAGATTCTACACATGGTGGTGGCGTATATACTACAGTTGGGTTTCTCCATGCTGCCATCAAGCAAGTATGAGCATAAGCCATATCTTCCAGACCTTTTTTATCATAGGAACTTCCCATAGTTTCTTTTCTAAGTGTCTGTACAATGATCTTTTTTGATTTTGCTTTTGTATTTGTTGTATCTGCTTTGTCGAATGTATCCAGCATAATTTTAGGTTTCAATGCTTTAAAAACTGGAGATAAACCATAAGCCCTTCCGAGATTTCCGAATCTATTTACTCCAGTTCTCTGAATGTCTAATTTTGCATATCTTTCTTTTGAAGTATATGCAGACATGACCTCTTCTGGATAGTTATTTTTCACTTCATCAGCTGTATTTGCAAAAAATAGTGGTTTATTTTTTTTGCTCTTAATTGGAGATTTTTGCAATCTACTTGTCAATTCATTTACATCAATTAGCACATATGGAATTGTATTTAAAGAATAGTCAGAGATGAGAGCTACACCTAATGGATATTTATCTATAACATGATGATATTTACCTTTTGATTTTTTTGATCTAAGATATTGAATACAATTTCCTTCATCGTAAGTTGAAGTAATTGAAGTAGTCATAACTTCATTGATATTTACTTCTTTATGAAATCTCTTTATAATACCTTCTGCTTGTTTTTTTGTATCTTCATCATAATCAAGTGGGAGATTATCAAATGAAAAGGTTACATTTGCATTTAAATTTGCCTCAATACTTTCATGTACCTTACCAATAATATCGTCTTCGTTTTCTGCTTGACGTACTAATATATTTATTTTTCTTATTTTGGAAATATCACTCTGAGCATTTTGAGCTAGATTTTTAATATCATCTATAGAAATATCGGAAGAAGTAGAAGATGAATCTTCATTGAACCTAACAGAATATTGTTGACCGCCTTTATCAAAATGTTGCATAGCATCATACATCCACGATTCGGATTGTTTTTGTATTTTTTCAGCAGTAATGATAATATTATCATTGTTTTCTTTTTCTTCTTTTTCAGAAGATATAATAACTTTATAATCCTTTTGGTTATTTTTTTTGTATCTTTTATTATTCAAATCGTCTATTTCTCACCTACTTTCTAAAATGATACATAAGAAGCACAAATTGGAGCAGAAGAGAAATCAGGTTCAATTTCTTGTTTTCTGTTGCAAAATTCCATAATATAAAATATCGCATATGATAACGCCGAGAATTTATCTTTGTCTATTTTTCTTACAACTTTTTCAACAGTTAAATTATTTCCAGTCATTACTTTTAATTTTAAATTTGCAATTTCCATAAACAATAATTCTGTATTTAAAAACGGTGCGACATTCCTATCAAAGAATTCTCTTTCTCTATCTGTAAAATCTTGTTCTTGTTTTCTTATTAACATCTGTAGCATCCCACTATCTACAGCATTTATAAAATAAGATACAACTTTTGTTTGATATCCTTGTGCTTTCATATCAAATAAACATTTCTCGGCATTTTCATTTTCTGGTTTATTATCAGTGTTAATAGTATCAAAGCATCCTAGGTATTCTCCGGTTACAGAATCATACGAATCTAACAATAATTGATCAACTAATCCACTACCAATACCATTACCATCTACAATAACCATTTTAGCTCTATAATTTTTCTTTAATTTTTTAATAAGACATGCTTGATTCTTAAAATTCATTTTATTTGTAACACCTAAAACATTTACAATCTGCATAGTAGATATTCGTTTGTTTGTTGGATTTCTCAAAACTTTAATAACTGCGATAGCAGACTGATTATTGTTTGTGTTCTCACTACGTGCAACGTCTACACCAATATAAAATTCATCTGTTTCTCTTTGTGCTTCTAATATAGGTTCTTCTAATATGCGAGATGCCATTAATTTATTGACATCTACTAATGCATTATCTGCACAGCCGACCCATTCTTGCTCATAGTTTTGTGCAAAGAATATTGGATTTGATGTCTTTTTCTTTCTTAAAATTTGTGTTTTGTTACTTCCACGACCATAATAACACGGTAATCTCCAAGATGAACCAAGAACTATATCCCCGGTTAAATCTCTCATACCATTTATCATACGAACACTTCTAGCAAATTCATCTGTACCACGATAACCACTTGTTGTGAAGAAATGTATTTGAAAATTCATTTCTTCTGGATCTACCAAAGCTAAACTACCAACTGTAGTTCTTGGAACCTCTACAATTGGAGCTAAAGCATCTTCATATAAAGCATTATTCAATAAAGCAGATTCTTCTATTTTAATTCTATGTCTTCTACGACCTTTACTTGTTTGTGCATTCGCAAGATTAGTAATCATTGCCCCATTTTTGAATTTTATCAAAGCATCATTTTTAGAAAACCTCTTAATTTCGATTTCATTTTCAAATAATGGAAAATGTTGTAATATTTCATTAGTTTTATCTTGTAATAGAGCTGCTGCATTTTCACGAGTTTGAGCTGTAACTGATAAAGTAATTCCTGGTTCTAAGGTGGCAACAATAAAATCATCTAATACTTCTGTATATGTTTTTGCATAACCTCTACTAAAAGTACCATACATACTTTGAAAACGCACATCACATCTCATAAATACACGTTGATCAAAATGTAATTGCATATTACTATCTTTACTTCTAAACAATTCAACATATAAATCTGGATAAAATCTAGCCCAACTTACAAATTGATAATAATTCCATAAATTTTTACCGAAAACTGTATCATCTGCAATTTTTAAAATTCTCTCTTTTTCTTGTAAATAAATTGATTGGATTTCTTTATCAGTTATTTTCATTAGAATCACCAACCAATTCATCGTAGTCATCTGGCATTTTCAAAAATGTTTTCACATTTTCTCTGTTTTTTATAGTGGGATCATTTTTAAAAATTCCATATGGATCTCCGTTTTGTTTAATATATTCTTCTTTCTTTTTATCATAAAATGAATATATATCTTCATATTCTACGCATGGTTGTCCATTTAATTTTCTTTCGTAATTTACATAGCACATTATCGTAAAATCAACTGCGTCAATAGGTCTATATTTGAATTGTGGCATAATTTTTATAATGTCGGTTGCTTGCTCAACAGCTTTTACTAATTCACAAACACTATTCATTCCTTTTTGTAAATCAGCTGCAGATAATTGTTTTGGTGTTAATTTGCCATTTGCTGCTGCATTTTGAGCTGCATCATACCATTTTTTTGCCTCGTCTACGCATCCTTTTGCTGTAGCATCTTCTTCTTTTACTTTAAATCTTACGTATGTAGCTAAAGCTTCCTGGTGCAAATTGGTTTGCAATGTATAGTTAAGTTTAAGTTTTTCATACTTTTTATACATTTTTTTATAATCTGATTTTGTATATCCTTCACCAAACAAAGAAATAATCTCTGGAGTTACTTCAAAATCTTCATAATCTTTAAGCAAAATAGTTGTTTCATTAATTGGTGCCGTTTGAATAATTGATTCGTTTTTTCTGACATAATTATCTTCAAAAAGTGGTTGATATTTTCGCAATATTCTTTTTTGCTCAGTTAAATTTTTGGTACTCTTTTGATGAACATGACCTTCTTTTTCGGCATCAACCCAACTTTTTTTCTTATCCTGACGCATTACTACCAATGTAAAATACTTTTGAAGAATTTCTTTTCCACGATATTTCAATGCGTCCTTATCTAAATAACCATCTTCATTAAATATAGATTCTTCACTGCTCTCTAATAAATCATAATAAAGAGGTTTATCTATCTGCATTAACAAATTTTTGAATTTGTGATAATTGATAGTTCCATCGTCATTCAACGAAGAAGTTTTACAACAATTTTTACAAACCGGAACTCTTTGGTCTAAAGAATATAGAGGAGAATACGATAAATAAAAATCTATTACTTTTTTTTCTTCATGACAACATGTGCATACCTTTTTACCTTTTTGTTGATTTGCTGGCAATGGCTTATTGCCGGTTGATTTTGGTCTTGGCATTTAGCCACCTCCATTCTTGTTTTTATAACAAAAAGAGACTGAGCATTTATATAACACTCAGTCTCAATTATAAAATTTATATATTCAATTTGTTTATTTATTAAGCTTCTAATTCTTTAATAGATGTTATAATATTCTTCCAATAATTAAATCTTCCATTTACTGAATTTGGAGAAGTAGTGCCACCAGAAGAATACTGTTTATAATCTTCGTTGTCATCATATGTGTTTACAAAATTCTGAACAACTTTATAAAATTCATCAAAATCCTTTCCTTCTTGATCAATCTGATATGCTGCATATAAAATCATTGGAATAGAAGTTGTCTTGATTTTAATTTTATCATCAATTCTTCTATCTAACATATTTAATATATTCATTAAAATTCCTGTTACAGAAGTATCAATGTTATCCCCATACCATATAGAGAAATTATCAATGTCTTTTGCCTTAAATGATGTAAAATCATGTTCATCATTTGTGCAAATTAACATGAGTGTTTCACGTATAAGATCTTTTGCTACGTCTTTTTTGCACTGGGCAGGTGTGAGAATTTTGGAGAATAATTCATGTTCAGCAAGTGTACAAATAATATTACTTACTTCGTCAGATTCAATAGCAGTTCTTTTTTGAGTGTTTGATAACGGTTTTCCGTTATTCTGTCTTCTAAACATCTCCTTGATATCACTATCAGTACAATCAGAAAATACATATATAATTATTTCAAATCCGTTAATTTTATCTTTTATAACTTCATCCAATTGAGAAAATTTCTTTCCTGCAATTTCATATTCTTGACCATCAATTATTACTGATGGAAGAGAATCGTGAAGTTTAAATTTATCTGATAAAAAATCTCTTAATGTTGTACTTCTCTGAACTCCATCAAACACATATTTTACTTTGTCTTCTTTTTCTTCAGCACGAATTGGATCAATAGGGTAGGAGCGAAGTATAGAATCTATTAACTCGCTTTTCTGTAATTTTGTCCATTGGTCTTCTTTACGTTGAAGTTTATGATTCATATTGTATTTGTTTCTATTTATAGCTTTAACAAATGTACTAACCAACTGTGATTTACTATTGTAATCCATGTGATTACCTCCTAAAATAATGATATTTTAACAGTATCACATTTGGAAATAATTGTAAATTATTTTTCGTATTTTTATGTTATTTTTTTATAATACGGATAGCCGGACTCGAACCGGCACGGTATGATGTAACACCACTTGATTTTAAGTCAAGTGCGTCTGCCAATTTCGCCATATCCGCACATATAATTTATCCAAAAACTCCCAAAGTAGCCTTACTGAAAGGATATCTTTCTTACAAAAAGAATAAATAAATTTTTCAATTATTATAATAAGACCAGCGGCTCAAAAAAGACACGATGGTATAAACTCAAAAAACAAGGCTTGGTGCAAGCACCATTTCAAGTAAAATCCATAATGATTTTGTTCGATAATTTATAATTTACATTATCGCCACCTCTCGGCTCAAATATCACGTTACTATGCTTTCTTGTTATAATGGTGTAGAGTTAAAAACTAAATTTGTCTTTATTTTCTTTGACTTTCTTTTTATTAACACTTAAATAATGTTTGACTGTAGTTTCAGTACTAGAATGATGGAGTAATTCAGCAATATCCTGCAATTCCATACCTAATTCCTTCAATATATTACTACCTGAATGACGTAAGTCGTGATCATGCAAAGTAGGAACACCAATCATTTTTCCTGCCTTTTTACACCAATCATTTAATGTACCATTCTGTATACATTTTTCATCAGTTACATATGGAGTAATAAATACCCAACCATAATCGTTTATATTCTTCTCTGTACTGTTTCAATTTTCTCAGTAATCCTTCAACTTCCTGGGAAAAATATAAATCAACGATTTTTTGCTCCTTTTCCAATATATTCGTACACATACGTTCATCGAGATCTACTTGTTCCCAACGTAAATGAGCCATTGCATTGACTCTTGCCATAGTAGATAAACCAAACATAATATATGTCTGCAACTGAATATCTCCATATTCTTCAAGTTTCTGACGTAATTCATTAACTTGATCAACCGTTAAGAAGGTTTGTTTTATAATTGGCATACCCTGTTTTGGTCTTTCCAAAAACTCAGTAGGCGATTCTTTGATAAGTTTCTTTTTACGAAGAAATTTATAAAACGCAGAAATAGAAGCCATTACTCTACGTTGTCTTGCAACATTATTTCCATGTTGCTTTCTAAAATAAAAATATTCCTCAAGATCTTCATCTGTAGCATCTAATACAGATAAATTGAATTGGTTATCATACATGAATATAAACCATTGTGATAAATCATAATTATATTGTTTTATGCTATTTGGTGATAAATCTCTAATTGACATATCTATCTGATATTTTTGATATAATTTCAAAGTATCAGGATTTATGTGCTGTAATTTATCATTATCACGCATATTTATTCGTGGACTTCGTTCTGCCATTTTTCACTTCCTTCCAATACAAAAAGAAGTAGGGTAGTAATAAACTAATCTACTTCTCCTAAAATTAACCAACTAATTTCATAACCCAACTATTGTAATTATCTACAATCCATTTTCTACCTTTTTCAGTCCACTTGAGACATGGTTTTGCCTTTTCTGATTCATAACTTTGGTAATCCGCATATCCATCAGTGATCAACCATTCATATTCAGCATATGGACACCAGATACCAGATTTATTTTTGAAAATAATTCCGTTCAAATTCATAATCTGATTTAATTTAGCAGCACTTTTGAAACCAAGATCTTTGGCGATAACAGTGGTAGTGATAAGCCCGTCTTTATTAAGAACTCTATCGTGATATTCAACTTTTGGTTCCTGTTCTTTAATTTTTAAAGTTAAAGGTGTGGTAGCAAGCTCCACTAAACGATTGTGTGCATAAGCAACTTCACTTGCGTTTTTACTAAAGAGTTGTAATTTTAATCGTTCTTCTTCGGATAACTGGGTTCCGGATTTTAACCTTTCCTCCATCTCGTTGAAAGCATTTATATATTTCCATTTCCATTCATTAGCGTTTTTACCAGTGAAACCCATTACCAGAAAAGTGAAACCATCTCGATTCATCATATACATCTTGTTAGATTTTCCGGTTTCATCTTTATAGATCGACTGTCTGAAGCACTGAACGCAATTTTGCGTTGAGTCATTTTCAATAAGGTTTTTAATTGATCTGATAACGTCAGAATGTCTTTTCCCAAACTTCTCTGCAACTTCACGGCTACTTGCCAATACTTTCCCGTTTTCTTCTTTTAGAATAATTTCATTCATCTATGCATTTTTCCTTTTACATTTTTCTTTAGTATTTTATGTTAGTAAAAGGAGAGAAACTGTTAGTGTCTCACGACATGACGAATCTCTCCGTATTAGTGATTGGTGCGATAGGAGTATACCCTATACATGACTCTCACCAACACAGGTATAGATAGGAAAGTAGTAACCGTCCTACAAACTATTTACCAGATTTTCCATCTGACCTATATTTATGTATTCTCTTTAGATAGACACACTTAATATGTTTCACTATTATCAATGGATCATCTAGGACTTGAACCCAGGACTTCCCGGTTATGAGCCGGACGTTCTAACCAACTGGACTAATGATCCTGAAAATATAAGCGATATATACTTCATAATGAAATACATACCGCCTACTTTATAAGATTGGAGAAAATCAAATGATGTTATTTTCATAGAAGTGTTTTAAACATTCATATTCATGCATTTATGTACAATATTTCGCATAATATCTTCCATATTTACATCTTTATCCGTACAATACAAAGAAATTGTTTTTCTTAAACCATTATCATCAAATGTAGCAGTAAATCCGTGTTGATCATCATTGTATTCTTCACATACACATTCAGCATAATCGCAACAAGGTTCATAATAATCATCTGTACAATTCTCATCAATAGATACTTCATATGTTGCAGTAATGTTTTGAATCTTTGAAATGATTTTAGAATTACAATCATCAAAAAGATAAACTACATTACCATTCACATATTTATATCGAGTCTCACCTTTGAGTTTTTCAACCCAAATTTCATCGTTTAGCAGAGATAAAATATATTCATCTTCGTACCAAAATACTTCTGGTGAACCAAATTCATCAAAACTTCCAATATCGTATCCAATACAAATAAGTTCACGTAGAACATCTTTTATTTCATTGTATGTTCCAACAATACTTAAACTTGACAAATCATCATGTTTTTTTAACTCGTCATATTTATCTGCAACTGCACAAGCAAAAACTTCTGCATCTACAAACTTTAATCTTTCCATTTTTTAACACCTTTCCGTTAAGCATTTTTAACTGCATCTTTAAGTGCACGACCAGGTTTAAACTTTGGTGCTCTATATGCAGGAACATGGATTTCTTCACCTGTTTGAGGATTTGTGCCATTTCTTGCAGCTCTTTCTACAGTCTCAAATGTTCCAAAATTCACAAACTGAATTTTTTCACCTTTAACCAGATATTCAGTAATAACATCCAACATTACATCGACAACTTCTTCAGCATCCTTTTTCTTCATATTTACTTTTTCCGCAATAGCAGAAGCAAATTCTACTTTATTCATAAAATTTAAAAATCTCCTTATTTTCTAAAATTTATTTTTTAATCATTTATCAAATGTCACATCGTACAAACAATCCAAACCATCATTTGTCACAACTGAAATAGTTTGAGATGGACGTTCATTTTTGCGTAAATCGAGTGCATAATTATCTACACCAGATAAACAACCACTCTGAATTACTTTACAGTTATATACAGAAGTTAATCCATTTGTATGTCTATGACCAAGATATATCAATGATGGACGCACATTGAATAGAAGAGTAAACTTCTGAACAACGTTACTTGGACTATCTTTGTCTCCATGTGCAGCCATAACAACATTATGTCTAACTGAGAACATAGCGATAGATTCTTCAATATCATTTGTGTAAAAATTAATATTCTTAAAATTCTGTAATTTTGCTTGTAAAAATGGGATTGCTAAATGATCAATATTTTCACCTTTTAGAGAATCTTCTTTTTTAGGTGAAATTCTTGAATGATTTCCAGGACACATGTAAACGTGAACTGTTTCAAAGTGATAGCTCAATTCAGCTAAGAATTGTGATAGATAATTTGTCACACATAGAAATTGTTCTATAAGATTTTGATTATTTTCAATGCGAAGCTCATTATGGATAATTCCACTAACCAATTCAGAGAGTATAATAAAAGCGTTTTCTGAGTTGTGTCGTTTTTGAACTTCCAATATTTTATCAAGATATTCATTTAATCTATTTTGAAGAATCTTCTCATTAAACTTATTGAAATAATTATCAATTTCAATACCAGTATGAATATCTGTACAAGAGATAATCAAATCATTGTCGCTATTTTTAACACATATATTTTGTCTGTATTTATCGTAATCTAAAGATTTTCCAGAATACTCAGAAATACTTCTAATAATTTGATCTCTGTAACTTTCTTTTCTGGCTTCTTCACGAATGATACGTCTAAGTTCATTTCTTTCATCTCTTGTCTTAACTTTTTCTTTTTCTAATTCTTGCTTTTGAAGTTGCAATTCTTTAAAGTAAGAATCTTCATTTTTATATTTTCTAAAAACACCAGACTCATAATATCGTTTGGCTTGTTGATAAGGTTTTCTATAAGCAGCTTCCGTTCTATACTCAGATTCGTCTTTTCTGAATTCTTTGTTGATAATATCTGCTATTTCATACCAACTCAAATCGAGATTTCCAGAATCTTTAGCTTGTCCTAATCTAAAAATGAACTTTTCTTCATTTTCATTCTCTAATCTATGCAGATTATTTTCTGTAATTGTGTTCACCGCCCAACATTATACTTCTGTATCTTCATCATCAAGTTTTACAGAAATTTTGAAATCGATTGTATCCACTCCATCTGGCAGAGCATCAATGAGTTGCTGTGCAACATCTTCACCTGTATCTGTATCAATAAGTCTCAGATTTTCAACTGAAATATTTTTGAAAGTAATAACTTTCTTTGATGGTGTTACTTTGCTTGGTGTTTCTTTTACTTGAATCATATATAAGATCTTCCTTTCGAATATACATTATTGTTTTTAACAAAAAATAGAAGAGTAGTACGTACTCTTCACGATAATTTAATATTTATTTCTGATAGTATCAAGTTTTTCCATATTTTTTCTACTTTCCGTTACAAAATATGTTTTACCGGAATGCTTCGATGTAGTATGAACAATACCATTTTCACCATATTTCACACCCATCGAAAGCAGTTTATCTTTTTCTTGCTTGGTAATTGTTAGTATAACTTTTCACATCCTTTGATTTATTTTTCCAAAAGAAATAATTCTTATTGAAATCGAACAATACTCATACTTGGAATCGAACCAAGATCACAGATTTAGAAGAACCGTGTTCTTTCCATTGAACTATATGAGTAAAAAATGACATTTTGACGTAAACTCTCCCAACAGGACTTGAACCTGTGACATCCTGGTTAACAGCCAGACGCTCTACCAACTGAGCTATAGGAGATTAATACATAAAGTGGAACTGATGGGATTCGAAACCAACCCATAATATAATGGGAGAAGATAGAGTCGAACTAATTAGTTTTATATCTTATCCAAGACTTTAACTTGGTATTTATATGTCTGAAATCCTTGATTGTTACTCGTAGGTTCTTCTCTTAATGAAATGCAATTTCGATTCCCTTCTTTAAGAAGATCTTCTATTGGAATACACCACATATGTAAATCTTTATTTACACAAAATAAGTAATCAAGCTCAGAATGATCAATAACATTATCATAAACAGCACCTTTGGTTCCTCCGGTATTTCTTAAATTAATAGCACTGCCTATTGTTTGAGTTGCTTTACATTGAACAGTTTTAAGCCGTCCGTCTTTTTCGATTATTAAATCATACCACTGAGTATCATTCAAAGGAACAGAAACTGTGTAACCTTGACAAGTAAAATAATTTATTGCCATTGTTAAACCAATTCTGCCAATTTGTTTTCTGTTAATTTCATCCATTCATAAAACTCCTATTAAACTAAACTAACCCGCTACCCCTACGGTATATTCTCCCATAATAGCAGGTGATGGATTTGCACCACCAATCTCCAGATCATGACTCTGGCGAGATACTATTTCTTCCAACCTGCGTTATTGTTTTTATAGGGACAGATAATGTTACGTCTGCCCCTCGTATACGTTTTATACTTCAAAGTCCTTATTTATTACACGCATTGGCAAGAGCGTGTGGAAGTACTTTTACAACTCTGCAATTTCCCTCCATATTACGGACGTTAAATCGAGTCAAAAAAGTCAGTATTTATCTATGTTTTTTGGACTTTTTTTCTTCGAGTTGCCGTAAATTTTTGTGCACATTTGTCATTTTATAAAGTTGATTAGAAACTTTTCTTTGTTGGTTTTGTATAAAATGTTCAAAATTTTCCTTGTATACTTCTCTGGAGAATATTTTCGTTTGCGAGAAGAACCTTCATTACTATCTAATCCAAGAGATATCTCTATAAGTCGATTTATAGTAATAATATTTCCTATTTTTATTTTGCTTATATCTTCTAAAACTTCTTTCGATTTTTCACAAATCTGAAAACCACTTTCATCGTCATTATCTGAATATTTGATTTTTGCTGTTTTAACAAAAGAATCATATTCCTGAACTATTCGCATAATCTTCGTCATTTGTCTGTCATTTGCTCTTCCTTTCATTTTAATAAAGAAGTTAGAAGTAGGGACGGTATCAGATGTAGAAGAGTTTTGAATCTTATCTAACCAATGCTCCAACCAGTTCATAGGACAAGACAACTCTCTATTTATTCTATTTTTAAGTTTGTTTTTTGCTTCATCAACTTTTTCTTGTGGTAATTCTTTTCCGTTTTTCGTATGTTTTATCTCTCTGGTGTATTTCATAAATTCAGGAAAATCATATTTTTTGTATTTTGGTCTTCCAGAATCTGAATATCCCATAAACTTTTTAATGCTCATACAAGGCATTTTACTAATTCTATCAATTTCCTTGTTGCTATCAATTTCATACTCTCTTTTGCAGCTATCGATTATTACCTGGGCAAGCACACTCAATATAACGAAATTATCATAAAGTTCTTTAAGTCTTTCTTCATCAGGATTATCTTTTTCTAATTCTGTCCAATAATATGTTAAAGCTAATTGAGCTAAATTACTTGAATACCCAATACCCATTCGTGATTTTGAAAACTTATTATCCATCAGAGCGTAATCTTTTTTAGAATTAGTATATGTAATTCCAGATTCTTGAAGTGCGTTTACAATAGTGGGGAACTCTTCGTAACATCGTTTTGCACATTTTACCATTGTTGAATTATTCGTGACTAGAAAGAAATCTGTATGTTGTTGTATTCTTGGCTCTTTATCCAAGACTTCTCCGATTTTCACCGGAGGATCGGACTATCTCTTTACCCTCGTTTAACGTTAGGTTTGCAGGTGACGAATCTGCTCATACATGCCTATATCATGTAGTAATCGGCACTCGTGGAGAAAATTATCGTTTGCATTAACTCATTTCTCTAGTCTCTAAACCTTCCCATTACTTAAATGCATTCATGGGCTTGGTAATTGATTAGCATAGTATTAAAATTTATCAGTGTATTATTATAGTTTGTTATATGAAAATTTATAATTTTTGTAATTTTTATTGTGTGTTATAGATGTAATAATGTGAGATCTTATGGAAGAAACTTTTGCAGAAGAATTTGATTCTTTTATTAGCCATTCTGCACACGCTCCTATATAATTAAATTTCTTGACAAAATTATTAGATAAATCATATACATATATCTCACGTGCTCTACCATTTTGTTCTTTTGGTCTTGAGTAATATTGTATTCTAAGTTCTGGATTGTCCTTTACCTTTTCATGTAAAGTTTTATTATTATAATTTGGATTATTC